TATCGTCACCTTATGAGTAGACAAAGGAGCGTTACTAAACGTGATAGTAGCAGAATTCTTGTCACTAGCGACAGCTACAGTATAGTCATAAGTACCAGAACCTCCATTAGTTTGGGTAGTTACTACTAAGGTAGATGTATTTAAAATAGTTACAATAAAGTCTGTTGTATTAAACGTTTTATATGGAAATGAAAACGCAGTAGTAGATCCATTTCCAGTATATTGTTTTACTGAAGCAGTACTAGTTACGGTCATTGAAATATTCCTACTGGATTGTTTCTAAAGCCCTGGCCTTTTTCTCTTTGCATTCTGCCCCACTGTCGATAGTGGTATCCAGGGTCCATTATATCCTGCATTTGGTAGTTTAGTAAATAGTCAAATGCGGTTTTTGCATAAAATAAGTTTTGATATGGCATGTTCTGTAGAAAGAGATTATAAGCTTTTTTAGCTTTTTTATCTCCATTAAGGACCCCTAAAGTAACATCCATGAAGTCATCGTATTGACTAAAAGTAGGTCCTAAAAGGGACTTAGTAGCTGAAAAGTTCTTTCCGGATCCATACGGCTGAGCAATCATGTCTCCGTAAAAACCGGCCCCTCCTCCATAAATAAATGCGTCAACTAAATTCTTAAATCCGGCCTCACTAGTGAAATCTAAGAATTCCGGCGAATTTGGATCAAATGTATCTCTAGTTGTTTTGTTTCTTAAGAAGTCAGTAGCAACCGTAGTTATAGCCCCCATAGCCGTCATTCCAGCTATAAATTTAGCCATCTCAACGGCCCCGGCTTTACTAAAAGGTTTTCCATCAGTTTGATCCATTATACTCTTAGTCATTAATGTAACAGGGAATGTTTTAAACTGGCCAATAAATCTAACAGCTTCTCCCAATATAGTTCCTGACCTAGCTCCTTGAGTCATTATTCTTTTTTCTTTAGCTCCAGGAATAAGAACCGCATGGTCATTTCTATCATAAAATAAAGTAGTTAGTTTAGTAGCTAAGTCGCTTCTCTTTCTTGCAACATCTATTGGTTTTACTTCTTGTGCAACATATGCCTTAATATATTCATCAAACCAAGAAGGTAAATCATCTTTTAATACTTTAGATTCCCTCTGTAATTTTTCTGCTTTTCTCCACATTTTACCTGCAGGAGACATTTCGTCAATCTCTACACCAGCATGACGCATATGAGGAAATGCAGCAGGAGGATACCAATCCTTAGATCCTGTTTCAGGATTTATCTTTTTATAGCCTTTAAATAAAAACTGTCCTTCTTTAGCCCAAGCCCTTTGTACTTCTTTGTGTAAGGCATTTATATGTTCTTCATCGTTAGAAACAATCCTTAAAAATTCGCCCCATATTTTCTTTTTCTGATTTTCAGTTAACCGACCTCCAAATAAACCAGGATCTTCTGGTTGTTTAACTTTGCCAAGCTCCTTTTTTATAAACTCGACCATTCCAATATCTGGGGATTCTATTTTAATTCTCTTTTCCCAAGGAACTTCCGATGGATGTTCAAGCCAAGCATTAGCAGAAAAATCTTCAATCTTTTCTCTAGGAATAAGCCTTTTCCACTTAGTCATATAATATCGTATTTTATAAACATCCCATGTTCCACCAGGGTGCTCTGGCGTAGGTTGGCCCCTCCAAAAATGGGCAAACGTTTGTTCAAATTCGTCGCGCATACGAGTGTCCATTCCTTCTAACCAAGTGGCCATCGCTTCGTCTGCGTAATCTTTTGTATTGTAATATTCTATTAGCGTTTTATTTACCTCTTTTTCATAGTTAAGTCTATCATTCACCGCTCTAAAATAACTATCAGTATATATCGCAACATCCGCGGCAGTAATTTGCCCGGACTTTCGTCCCTCCCAAAGTTTCATATTACTATCTAAAAGATCAATACTTCCTCGACGTTTGACTATTTGTCGTTCACGGTCCTTTCGCTCAGCTTCAGTCAATTTTGTTTTTAATTTAGCAATGTCTTTTTCTAATTCTTTCTTTTGCTTAGCGATAGATCGTTTATAAAAGTCTAGTTGGTTTTCTGGATCAGTCTCTTCCATTAGAAAGGATATTTCATCTAAGGCATCTTTAGGACCTCTTTCTTGCCTGAGTAGTTCTATTATATCATCATCGCTTAAATACTCTTCAGTATCTAACCTGTCAGGAGATAAATATAAGTTCCCATCATCTGCTTTCCATTTAGCAGAATTTCTGATAACATCCCATTCTTGGGCGCTTATATCAAAGTCATCTAATAATTTTCTAATCTCAGGAAGTTGTGCGTTACTATTATAGGCTAAATGTGCGTGAGCCGCTAAATGATGAGAAAGCATCATAGAATAAGATGTTTTCATAGCATCATTCCAGTAAGTTAACAAATTAGCTTTGAAATAATTTCTTTGTAATTTAGTCATAAATCCAGGTAATGAATCATCTGCTCCAAATTTACCTACGACGTCAGCTACAAGTGCTTTAGGCCCAAGACCTATTAAAGCAGCAATCTTTCTCTTTTGAGAATTGGGTCTTATTCCTAGTAATGGAATTTCAAAATTAGAAATAAAATTAGATGGTGCTTGTTTAATTATACTCGCCCATGGAATCCCGTCTTTTCTAGCAGTAAATGACATGGTTATTACATCATTAAGAGACCTTATTGCGGCGAATCCTAATAAAGACATATTTTTAATAGCTCTAACTGAAGCAGAAATCGAAGCCATTTTAACGTTTAAAGGACTTCTGTTAGTTCCATTTAATACCTCTAATGAATCTTTTATTTTCTTAGGCATGTTATCTCTATGTGACTGTTCAGCTAAGTCTCTAGATCCTTTAGGGTATTTATCCCAGTTAGACTTCATCTCACTTCTTATTCTTGTGACAACTCCTCGGAGCATTGCTTCTGGATTTGTTCCCAAATTATTTAATAAAGCTTGATTTCGCCCGTCATGCTCTAGCCCAAAGGTAACAGCGTGTTGAAGATTATAATTCTTATGACCTACTTTATCTAAGAAAGCTTTAGCCTTGCGTCCATCTTTAAATAAAACTTTAGTTCTTTTACTAATAGATCTGCCTAAATTCATTGGATTCATGAAACGAATATTTGTATCATTACCAGCAACTGAAGTAATATGATGGCCGTTCCAATAATTTTCGAATATTTCTTTTAATTCTGTTTCTTTATGCGTCTCCGGCACGAACTCAAACATTGTTTCTAAATCCATCGTTTCTTCTGCGAGCTCTTTAAATGCTTTATAGGCTTCTTCTTTGTTTTCTCCTAAAGCTCTTATCTTTAAATGATCAGGAGCTTTATTCATTATTCTATCGGGAGATAAAACAATTCTAGCATTAGACGTATTTAATCTACCAACAGAGATCCTGTCATATTTATATATAATTTCAGCTATTCTTTTAGCTTGTTCGTTGCCGCTCCAGTTGGATGGAGTAAGGCCTTGACGAGCGCCTTTTTCTTCTGCTTCTTTATAAACTATATACAAGTCATTAAAAATTTCGTTTTGGAGTTTACCATCTCTAAAGGTATCTATTAGTTCTTCTTTTTCTAAGTCATTTAGGAACATTGAAACCATTCGACCGCCATTTGATTTTCCTTGATAATCTATAGAAAGTCTTTGTCCGTATCCTCCTTCTAGTTTTTTTAATAGCCATTCTAATGGACTATCATTGTTCATAGCAGATTCAACTAGTTCTTGTTGGATTTGGAGATTTCTTAATTGATCGTGATATTTTATCTCGACCTGCATTCGATAGTCATCTCTTATTTTTTTAATAATTCTTTGAGTTTCTGCATTAAGTCGTTCAAAACCGCTAGGAGGTCTTGATTTGCTTTTTTGAATATAGGCGTCTAATCTTTCTATGAATTTCTTTTTATCTGCTTTAGATAATCCTAATCTAGCGTCATCGTCCTCTAATAAAAGATTTGCACAAGATTGAATCATTAATAGTTACCTCTTAAACATCTATCCACCTTCTCTAAACTTTCTCCTAATTTATCAGGACTAATTATTCCATTTTCGTAATCCTCTATTATTTTCGTGAATTCTGGTATCAACTCGCCTGTTTCTGGATTTGTATAAAGTGTGCTCATTTTCATATTGTCAATCAGGTCAGCGTTTGCTTGTTGCAAATCTTCAACTTCTGTAATTTTTCGTTGTACTGCTTCTTCTGCTTCTGCTTGTTG